ATGAAAATCAAAGTCAAACACTACAGTTGGGACGAATCGAAAGCGCCAGAGGTCACGGTAGTGGAAGTCCCTGAAGGTGACTGCCAAATCATGATCGAGAGGGATTACGAACTGAGAAAACAGGCGGCAAAGGAAGGGGAAGAAGTTACCCGGCGCAGCGCCCAGGAAATCATGGACGAAGAATTCAACAAGCCCCTCTATAACGATTGGCGCAGGGAACATCGGAGAAGAACAGAGTGCCCGGACTACCAGGAACGGAATGAAAAGGACGAGGCTTTGATGAATCCCATCGAGGCAGTCCCTGATACGTACACCTGCACTGTTGCTGGAAGCGGGTGCAGCCGGAACGGAATCTCCATGCCAGATATGAATACTGTCAGCCGAGATGCAACGGAACGGGATCGCAAGGCTGGCGAAGAAAAAGTCCGTCAGGAAATCCATACGGTGCTGGTGAACAAGCCGGAGTGGGAAGATGCGGTAATCGCTGTCTATCTCAACGAGGAATCCATCCGGGGATACTCCATCAGAATCGGCGCCAATGAAAACAACATCACCCAGAAGCTGAAGCGGGCAAGAAAAAAGCTGCAGAAAATTTTTGAAAACCGTCAGATTTAATGGATTGCCATGGCTACAAAGTGGGAGATGGACTCCCCAAATTTCATACGGAGGTAAAAAAGATATGAAAGAATTACGGGTCTTTGTAAACAGTCAATTCGGTGCGGTTCGTACCCTTGTCCAAGATGGGACGGTTTATTTTGTAGGAAAGGACGTGGCCGAAGCCCTCGGTTACATCAATGTACGGGATGCCATCAAAAAGCACGTCGATGAAGAAGATAAGGGCGTCGCGGATTGCGACACCCCTGGAGGACCGCAGAGCATGACGATCATTAATGAATCCGGTGTGTATTCTCTGGTGTTCAGTTCCAGACTTCCGACAGCGAAAGCCTTTAAACGGTGGGTAACTTCGGAAGTGCTGCCGGCCATTCGCCAGCACGGAGTGTATGCCATGGACCATCTGTTAGAAAATCCGGATGCCTTGATCCAGGCACTTACGGCTTATAAAGAAGAACGGAATAGGGCAAGGGAACTGGCACAGATAAATGCCGCTCAACAGCAGCAGCTTGCGGAGCTCCGGCCAAAGGCTACGTACTTCGATCTGGTCCTGCAGTGTAGGGAGCTGGTGAGCACATCGACCATTGCCAAGGACTATGGATGGTCTGCAAACCGCATGAACCAGTGGCTCCATGAACACGGGATCCAGTACAAACAGGGCAATATTTGGCTGCTTTACCAGGCTTATGCTCCCATGGGATACACCTCGACAAAGACCTTCAATATCCCGGACGGAAACGGCGTCCTGCATAATCGTGTCCATACCTATTGGACACAGAAGGGGCGGCTGTTCATCTATCAGCTGATGACCGAAGAAGGAAACTATCCCCTGATTGAAAAGGAGTGTGGCATTTATGGACATGCATAACCAGGAACACTATCCGGATCCGACTCCGCAGAGAGCCCTCAGTGCTGTCGAAGCCCAGCGGAAGGCACTCCGGGCTTACCGGCCTCTCGTATATATCTGTTCCCCGTATTCCGGGGCAACGGATAAAAACATCCTGGCAGCAAGGCGGTACTGCCGCTTTGCCTTCGAAGAAGGGTACTTGCCCTTGGCTCCGCATCTCCTCTTTCCTCAGTTCCTGGATGACCGGGATCCAAAGGAACGGGAGGCAGGGCTCCATTTCGGCAACATCCTCATGAGTCTTTGCCGGGAAGTGTGGGTGTTCGGGGATACCATATCTCCTGGCATGGATGCGGAGATTCGGCGGGCCAGATGGAAGAACTATCGGCTGAGATTCTTTAACGAAACCCTCGAGGAGGCAGAAAAATGAGATTTACGATTTACACGGCTGACTGTACCGGCAACGAACGAAATGCCATATATCCTAATAAAGCAGTCATCACAAGCAGCAGGGAACTGGGGACGGCTGCTGCTTTCGACCACGTTTGTGCGGCCTATAAGGACAACTACCGGAGCCGGGATAACTTCCTGGCTTCCGATGTGGCGGTGATGGACTGCGACAACGACCATACGGAAAATCCGAAGGAGTGGGTGACGGGAGAAAAGCTCCTTGCCATGCTTCCAAACGTGGCTGTGGCCATCGTCCCGTCCCGGAATAGCGGGAAAGCCAAGGAAGGCCGGAAAGCCCGGCCCCGGTTCCATGCGTATTTTCCCATCACCGAAGTGCAGGACGAAAAAGCCTATACGGCCCTGAAGCAGGGGATCCGGGAAGAGTTTCCCTTCTTCGACGCCCAGGCTCTGGATGCAGCCCGGTTCCTGTATGGCACGGAAGTGGTGCCGGAAGCTATCTTATGGCAGGAAGGGAAGCAAACCATCACGGATTTTCTGGCCGGCCTGGGACCTTTGGAACCCGACCAGACGGAACCTCCCTTCTATACCGGGAGTTCTATCCCGGAAGGCAACCGGAACAACACCATGTCCCACTTTGCCGGCCGGGTGCTGAAGCGGTATGGGGATACGGAAAAAGCCTACGAAGCCTACCTGCAGCGGGCTGAGAATTGCGAACCGCGGCTTCCGGAAAAAGAGCTGGACACCATCTGGAAAAGTGCCCTGAAGTTCTTCCGGAACAAAATCCAGCAAAGCGAAGGGTATGTGCCCCCGGATGAATACAACAAAGCTGTTGGCCACCCGTCCCTCCAGCCGGATGACTTCTCGGATATCGGGGAAGCCAAAGTCCTGGCCCGGACCTGTATGGGACGCCTTCGGTACACCAGTGCTACGAAGTACATCGCCTACGTGGGTAATCATTGGGATGAAGATGAACATAAGCCTCTGGGCGTCATCGAGGACTTTATGGATGACCAGCTGGCAGACGCAGAAGAAAAGATCCGCCAGGCAGAAGATGACCTGACCGCCATCGGGATCTCCCGGGAAGACGTGAAGTCCAGAAGCAAGACCCTGGCCAACCAGATTCCCGGGGAAAAAGTCCATTTGCTGACGGCCCTTCTCAGCGCGGATGCTTACAAGAAATTCGTCATGAAAAACCGGAACTACAAGAACATTCTCAATGTCCAGAATGCCGCCACCCCCATGCTGGCCCTGGATGTTTCCGAGCTGGACTATGATCCGGAACTTTTGAACACCCCGGAAGCCACCTACGACCTTTCCAAAGGGATGCAGGGAAAACGGCCCCATGACCCGGATGACATGATCACCAAAGTTACCGCCTGCTCTCCCGGAACCCAGGGAGGAAACATGTGGCAGGAAAGCCTGGACCTGTTCTTCTGCAAGGACCAGGAGCTGATCCGGTACGTGCAGCAGATCGTGGGGATGGCCGCAGTGGGCCGAGTCTATGCCGAACAGATGATTATCGCCTATGGCGGCGGGGCCAACGGGAAATCCACCTTCTGGAACACCATCGCCAGGGTGCTGGGGTTGTATTCCGGCAAGATTTCCGCCGAGACCATGACCATGAACTGCCGGCGAAACGTAAAACCGGAAATTGCAGAACTGAAAGGGAAGCGGCTGATCATCGCTTCCGAACTGGAAGAAGGCCAGCGGCTCAATACGGGGATGGTGAAGCAGATCTGTTCTGTGGACCCCATCGAAGCGGAGAAGAAGTTCAAGACTCCATTCCATTTCGTCCCCTCCCACACACTGGTCCTTTACACCAACCACCTGCCGAAAGTGGCCGCCAACGATGACGGCACCTGGCGGAGGCTGATTATCATTCCCTTCAACGCCAGGATTACCCGGAAAAACGACATCAAGAACTATTCGGACTACCTGTTCGAACAAGCCGGGCCGGCCATTTTGAAGTGGGTCATTGAAGGCGCGGAAGCTGCCATCCGGAAGAAGTTCAAGATTGAGGAACCGGAAGCCGTGCGGAAAGCGGTAGAGAAATACCGGGAGGACAACGATTGGTTGGGACAATTCCTGGACGCCCATTGTGACGTGGATCCCTCCTTCACGGAGAAGTCGGGGGATTTGTACCAGCAGTACCGGATCGTCTGTATGCAGACGGGTGAATACACTAGAAGCACTTCGGATTTCTATGGGAATCTGGAGAAGGCGGGGTTCTTCCGTCACAAGACGAAGAAAGGAATCGTTGTTCACGGGCTGCGGTTGAAAGAAGGACAGGATTTTCTGGACTAAAAGGTGCAGGTGGGTGCAGGTCTACTACTGACAGTCCTAAAGAAGAATTTTTTAAGAAGTTCTATATAAAGGTATGTTGAAGACCTTCACCACCTGCACCCCATAGGATTTATGGAAAAATCTAAAAGGTGCAGGTGGGTGCAGGTCTACTACTGACAGTCCTAAAGAAGAATTTTTAAAAGAGTTCTATATAAAGGTATGTTAGAGACATTCACCACCTGCACCTTATGAAAAGTGACAGTAGTGACACTCTCACCTGAAAGTCCTAAAGAAGATTTTAAAAAAGGATCTATAGAGAGGGTATGTTGAAGAGTGTCACCACCGTCACTCCCATACTGAAGGAGGAAAAGCGATGATCAACAAGAAAGAACGGACGATTGAACTGTACAAACTGGTGGGAGCCGAAATGCGGCTGTTCCGGACATTGGGTGGAAATCTTGCCATCCACATGCCTCAGGTCCTTTTGTCTACGGATACGGACAAATTCATGCGGGTCCTGCAAAAGATTGATGAAGTGCGGTCCCGGGCGGAAGACAATATGTTCCATGACCATCCGGAAGTCAGCAATGACTATCTGAATGTGTTTTACGGAGACCTGAATCATGAACCCAGAACCCCGGTGGATGCGGAAGTGATGGCAAAGGCAAAGGAGGCAGCAGATGTCCTTTTTAAATGAGAAACAAGTAGAACTGAAGCTGGTGACGGAAACGAGGAAGAAAGGCGGACTGGCTGTGAAGTTCGTTTCCCCTTCCTTTTCCGGCATGCCGGACCGGCTGGTCCTTCTTCCTGGTGGGAAGCTGGCCTTTGTGGAAGTGAAGGCACCGGGGAAGAAACCACGGGTTCTGCAGGTGAAAAGGCACGAAAAGCTTCGGGAGCTGGGGTTCCGGGTGTTCGTCCTGGATGCCCTGGAAGATATCCCCGGGCTGCTGCAGACCATCGCGGAAGGAGGTGATGCCCAATGAAGTTCATACCCCATGCATACCAGACCTATGCCATCGAGTACATCAAGACCCACCCGGTGACGGCTCTCCTGCTGGATATGGGCTTAGGTTCGGCAAGACGGTGACGACCTTGACGGCTATTCGGGATTTGATGTATGACTCCTTTGAAGTCCACCGGGTTTTGATCGTGGCCCCCCTCAGAGTAGCCAGAGATACATGGCCGGAGGAACTCCGGAAGTGGGACCACCTGAAGGATCTCACCTGCAGCGTTGTCGTGGGGCCCGTGACGGAACGGCGGCGGGCTCTCCAGAAGCCAGCAGACCTTTACATCGTGAACCGGGAGAACCTGGTGTGGCTTTGCAAGAACTGCCGGCTGGATTTTGATATGGTGGTCCTGGACGAACTGTCTTCTTTCAAGAACCAGCAGGCCCAGCGGTTCAAAGCCATGAAGGCCCTGCGGCCCAAGGTGAAACGGATCGTGGGCCTCACGGGGACTCCCAGCGGCAACGGCCTTATGGACCTGTGGGCGGAGTTCCGGCTCCTGGACATGGGAGAGCGTCTGGGGAGATACATCAGCCAGTACCGGAATATCTACTTCCAGCCAGACAAACGGAACGGGATGGTGGTGTTTTCCTACAAGCCCCTGCCGGGAGCAGAGGACACCATCTACAAAAAGATCGCGGACATCACCGTATCCATGAAGGCCACAGACTATTTGCAGATGCCGGATTTGGTACGTGTGAAAACCGAGGTCAATCTTTCGGACTCGGAGCGGAAGCGGTATAATGACTTCAAAAAGTCCCTGGTGCTGGAACTGCCGGGAGGCGAGGTGACGGCGGCCAATGCGGCTTCCCTTACGCTGAAGTTGACCCAAATGGCCAACGGAGCCATCTACACCGATGACGGAAAGACCATCCATCTCCATGACCGAAAGCTTGATGCCCTGGAAGACCTGGTGGAAAGCGCCAATGGCCGGCCGGTCCTTGTGGCCTACTGGTTCCGGCACGACCGGGAACGGATCTGTCAGAGGATGGAAGCCAGGGAACTGAAGGAGAGCAGGGACTTTGCCGACTGGAACGCCGGGAAGATCCCGGTGGCCCTGATCCATCCGGCTTCTGCCGGGCACGGCCTCAACCTGCAGCAGGGCGGGTCCATCCTGATCTGGTTCGGGCTCACCTGGAGTTTGGAACTCTACCAGCAGACGGTGGCCCGGCTCTGGCGGCAGGGACAAACCAGCCGGACGGTGATCGTCCAGCACATTGTGACGAAAGGCACCATGGACGAACGGATACTGAAGGCCCTGGAGAAGAAAGACAGTTCCCAGGCGGATCTCATTGAAGCCGTCAAAGCGGATTTGGAGGGAAAAGCATGAACGCGAAAGAGTACTTGCAACAGGGATTCTACCTGGATAAGAAAATAGAGAGCAATCTTCGGGAAGTGGCCGAGCTCCGGCATCTTTGCCTGGGCATCTCAGCAGCCGGGCTGGAAGAAAGCCACAACCCCAACCGGCCCACGGAAGCCCCCTTCGTCCGGACCATCGAGAAGATCTGGGAGCGGGAGCAGGAAAACAACCGGGAAGTGGACCGGCTGGTGGACCTGAAGTATGAGATTGGCCAGGTCATCGACCGGGTGGAAGACGAAGCCCAGCGGCTGGTCCTCCGGGACCGGTACATCCACTTCGATGCCTGGGAGGACATTGCCCGGAGCATGGGCAAAGGGATCCGGTGGATCTACGCCGTCCACAGTGATGGGGTGGCGGCCGTTGAAAAAATTTTGGAGGAGTGCATTGAATTGCAGGAAAATGCAGTGGATACACACTAGAATTCAATAGACCCTTCGTGGTATGATAGACTCACGAGAAAAGGAAATAAAGTGAAGCCTTGCAGGATGTAAGAATCCTACAAGGCTTTTTTTATGCAAGGGAGTAGACTTTTTCAGGAATCTTCCCCGTTTCTTGATATTCCCTAAAAGCATTATCAAGAAGCCGAAGGGCTATGAAATCAAACTCTTTTGTGTTGGCAGAATCTGAGTAAAATTTCCAGGCGAATCGAGAGTTATCTATTTCGATTAAACCTTTTTCCACTGCATTGCATACTATATCAATACAAGAAATATAGACGGGTTTAGTAACCAGCTTTTTCCTGCCAGATGGCATCTTCTTTATCTTTTGATGGATTTCTGGACCGACAAAACATTTCTTTGGGATCAGGATAGAACCATCAAGTGTGTAATCATCGTTCGTGCATTCAGGGAGGTTCCAGTTGAAGGCACCATATGCGTAGAGCACATAGGTATTATCTTCATTTACTTTTTTTGCGATACCGCCGTAACCCAGACTCATGAGGTGCGCTCCTTCCCATTGTCTTTCTTATTTTATTGTAAGTTAAACCCTGTGAAAATACAATCGTGGGGTAGCCTTGCAGAGAAAATCTGCAGGGCTTTTTTGTTGCCCGAAAGGAGATGGCAGCTGTGCCGAGAAAACCGAAACGACCCTGTTCCTTCCCAGGCTGCCCGAACCTGACGGACGGCCGGTACTGTGAGAAGCACCAGAAGATCATCGCCAAGCGGTACGAAAAGTATGAGCGAAGTTCTGGTACGAAGAAACGGTACGGCAGGACATGGAAGAAGATCCGGGATGCCTACGTGGCCAGCCATCCTCTCTGTGAGCTGTGTCTGAAGAATGGCCGGTACGTGGTGGCGGAAGAAGTCCACCACAAGAAGCCCCTGGCGGAAGGCGGGACCCACGACTGGAACAACCTGATTGCCCTGTGCAAAGCCTGTCACGCAAGGATTCATGCCCAAAGAGGAGATCGATGGCACCAAAAAGTCACAAGAAAAAGCGGACTATCAGAATGATAAATCTGAAACAAAGTGATATACCCAGGGGGCGTATGAATCTCTGGAAGCCCGGAAAGCCAGAACGGGCGAGGGGTCACGCGCGAAAAAAACGCGTTTTCAAAAAGGGTATTGACCCATGGAAATAAGGGGGTGTGAAAAATAGCCAAAGAGGGGGACTGCGGGTCGGCCAGGGCCGGAAACCCAGGGCCCTTCTGGACAAGCTGCCGGACAATCCGGGGAAGCGGCCTCTGAAGGTGATGGACCTGCCGGAAGGAGCGGACCTTCCCGGAGAAGATATGCCGGAACCCAAGGCCTACATGAAGGAAAAGCAACGGAACGGCGGAAAACTGGAAGCCGAAGAAATCTACCGGGAAACCTGGCTGTGGCTGAAGGCCCGGCACTGCGAAAAGCTGGTGAGCCCCCAGCTGATCAGCCAGTACGCCATGGCGGTATCCCGGTGGATCCAGTGCGAACATGCCATTTCGGAATATGGCTTTCTGGCCAAGCACCCCACCACCAATGCGGCCATTGCTTCTCCATACGTGACCATGGGCCAGAACTACATGAAGCAGGTGAACCAGATCTGGTATCAGATCTACCAGGTGGTGAAGGAAAACTGCTCCGTGGAGTTTGCCGGCAACACGCCCCAGGATGACGTGATGGAACGGCTGCTGCGGTCGCGGAAGGTATAGCATGACAGCAAGAGAATTCATTTCCCGGCTGAGGGGATATCCCCTCACCAAACAACAGATCAAAACATTACGAGGACAAGCCCTTTGTGGGGACCTGAACGGTGCCCGCAGGGGGCTTGCTGCGATTATAAGGAGAAACATGGCATGGAGAAAACGACCAAAGAGATGAAGCTCATCCCCATCGATGAGCTGATCCCCTATGTGAATAATGCCCGGACCCATTCCCCGGAGCAGATTAACAAGCTCCGGGCCAGCCTGCGGGAATTCGGGTTCATCAACCCGGTGATCATCGACAAGGACAAGAACATCATTGCTGGCCATGGCCGGGTGATGGCAGCCCGGGAAGAAGGCATCCGGGAAGTGCCCTGCGTCCTGGTGGACTACCTTACTGAAGCCCAGAAGAAAGCCTACATCCTGGCCGACAACCGGATGGCCCTGGATGCCGGATGGGACGAAGAAATGCTGCGGGTGGAAATCGAATCCCTCCAGGGAGCGGATTTCGATGTGAGCCTCACAGGCTTCAGCGATGACGAAATTGCCCATATCTTCGATGAAGAAACGGAAGCCAAAGAAGACGACTTCAACGTGGAAGAAGAACTCCAGAAGCCGGTGTTCTCCAAAGACGGGGACCTCTGGCAGCTGGGAAAGCACCGGGTCCTGTGCGGGGATTCCACCAAGCCAGAAACCTATGCTCAGCTCATGGACGGGGTGAAACCCAACCTGGTGCTGACGGATCCCCCGTACCTGGTCAACCTTCGAAGCACCTCCGGGAAGATCAAGAACGATGACCTGAACGACCAGGATGGGTATGAATTCCTGAAGAAAGCCTTCTCCTGTTTTCATGATGCCATGGCCCTGGATGCCTCCATCTATGTGTTCTACGCCACCATGAAGGCCCGGGTCTTTTACGACGCTTTCGAAGATGCCGGTTTCAAAGTGGGAGCTGGCCTGATCTGGAAAAAGCCCAAAGCCCCCTTTATGCGCACCGACTGGAAGTTTAACATGGAACCCATTATCTTCGGGTGGCGGAAAGACGGAAAACACAACTGGTACGGGGACCAGAAACAGAAAGCAGTCTTTGAGTTTGACGGGATCAAGAACAGCAAAGAGGACGGTTTCGGGCACCCCTCCAGTAAGCCGGTGCCCATGCTGGCCTATCTGATCAAGCTGAGCAGCCAGATCAACGGGGTGGTGCTGGACGGATTCCTGGGGTCTGCTTCCACCCTCACGGCCTGCGACCAGCTGGGCCGGATCTGTTATGGGGTGGAGCTGGAACCCAAGTTCGTGGATGTGGCGGTGAAGCGGTACCTGGCTTCCCACGAAGGGGAGCAGGACAGCGTGACCGTCCTGCGAAATGGGAAAACATACACCTACCAGGAAGTTGTGGGCGGAGAAAAATAAAGAACAAAAAGGGCTACATTTTGCTTGCTATTATTCGCCTTTAGAGTGATTAATAACAGTACCAAAATACCCTAAGGAGGTACCAATCATGAAGGTCGAATACAACAGACAAGGTGCAGCGAGAAAAGAACTGGTCCAGGCCATCAGCGCCATTACGGGAGAAAAGGCAAAGTACCTTTTTCTTCCCACCAAGGCTTACCGGATCGGCAGCATTATGGTGTGGAAAAACGGTGCCATGGAATGTGAAGACGGAGAACTGTTCCAGAAGGTGGTAAAAGAACTGGAAGCCAGAGGATTCAAGCCAGAAGAAACGGCTGCAGAACAGGCAGCAACGGAAGAAACTCCGGAACAAGAACCCGTAAAGGAAACGGCAGAACCGGATGCAAACCCGGAACCAGAACTTTCCCAGGAAACGGCTGAACTGGAAGAAGGGACGGAACCTGAAACAGCCCAGGAACCGGAAGAAACTCCTGAGAAAGTCGACACCCTCACCATTTCCTTTCCGGACGATTTCACGGAAGAAGACTTCGAGAAACTTCAGAACCTGGTGGCCTCTAAAGCCGGCCTTTTCAAAAAGGCCCTGGGGACGGATGACCTGACCATCATCCGCAGCGAAGGAAAAATCAACTTCCCCTGGTTCCACGAAGCGGACGGCGCCAAGGTCCAAGCCTACTCCAGACTGGTGAAGGCCCTGTGCCAGTTTGCCAAGAACGCCAAACGGGTCACGGCCAAAGAACATGAAGTCCCCAACGAGAAATACGCCTTCCGGTGTTTCCTCCTGCGCCTGGGCTTTATCGGGAAGGAATACAAGGACTGCCGAAAGATCCTGCTGGAAAAGCTCAGTGGGTCAGCGGCCTTCCGGAACGGAGGGAAAAAAGATGCGGTTTCCCAATAAAGAGCTGCTGGAATTTCTACAGCAGGAATACCCTCCCGGAACCCGGGTACGCCTTACCCGGATGGACGATCCCCAGGCACCGCCTTTGGGGACGAAAGGCACGGTGACCGGCGTAGATGATATGGGGTCCCTCCTGGTGGTTTGGGACAACGGATCCCACCTTAATGTGATCCATGGGGTGGATGAGGTGCAAAAACTGAATAAAGACACGAAATAATTAATAATTATTCTCAAAATCCCTTGCTATTCTGTGCGTTTAGAGTGATATATACACATGCCAAAGAACACACAAACCTAGCGAAAGGATGACGAGAAGGATGAAAACACTGCACTTCGGGATTGAAATGGAAATGACGGGGATTACGAGAGAAAAGGCGGCCAACCTGATGGCCGGTTTCTTCGGAACAGGACGGGGCACCTATGAAGGCGGAGCCTACGATACCTACACCGCCCTGGATAACCAAGGACGGACCTGGAAAGCCATGAGCGACTCCAGCATCCGACCTCAGAGAAAGGTGGGCGGCCAGATCGAGGGCGCCACCCGGGACTACCGGACGGAAGTGGTAAGCCCCATCCTTTCCTACGACGACATCCCGAAGCTGCAGGAACTGGTACGGACCCTGAGAAAAGCCGGGGCCCTGGTGAACACCTCCTGCGGGATCCACATCCATGTGGGAGCCGAGAAGTTCACCCCGAAAACCCTGCGGAACCTGGTAAACCTGGTGGCCAGCAAGGAAGATATGATCTACCATGCCCTCCAGATCGACGCCCTCCGGGAAGCCAGATACTGCCAGAAGACAGATGAAACCTTCCTCCGGGAACTGAACAAGAAGCAGCCCCGAACCATGGCAGAATTTGCCGACATCTGGTACATCCAGGCACCCTTTGGTCGGGATGAACATTACAACAACAGCCGGTACCACGGGCTCAACCTCCACGCCACTTTCACCAAAGGGACAGTAGAGTTCCGGCTTTTCAACGGTACCCTCCACGCTGGGAAAATCAAGGCATACATCCAGTTCTGTCTGGCGGTGGCCCATCAGGCCCTGACCCAAAAGAAAGCCTCGGCCAGAAAGACGGAGACGGACAACGAAAAATATGCCTTCCGGTGCTGGATGCTCCGGCTTGGGCTCATTGGAGATGAATTCAAGACCTGCCGGCTGCACCTGCTGAAACATCTTACTGGAAACGCCGCCTGGAGAAACGCCGCTTGAAGAAGGTTGCTACAGATAGGGAACGGGGCCCCGAAGGCCCTGTTTCTCTCTCTTGTATACTTGCATAAATACACAGATTTTGCTTGCTATTATCTGCCTTTAGAGTGATTAATGTACATGCCAAAAGGCAAAGATACACAATCACAAGGAGGAAAAAACAATGACGAAGATGGAAATGATCGAAAGATTCTACGGGCGGAACGAGGAACTGGAAAGAAAGTTCGAGGCAGCCGAAAAAGCCGGGGACGCAAAAACCATGGATGCTTGCCAGGATGCCTACTAGGATCTTCTCCAGGAAGTCCGGGCTGAGGGGGAAGCCTTCGGGGATATGATGCGGCTTTACAGCGACATGAAAAAGCATGGCAACAGCCGGTTGGACCTTTCCGGGACATGCCGGGAACCGGAAAAGATCCTCAAAACCTTCCGGGAATTTGGGGTGACAGAGTTTACTTTTTCCTCCACCTGGTCCAGCGCCATCCAGGTAGCTTGGGCATTTACCCAGATGGGATGCACTTTGAAAGAAATGACCGAGATTTACGGGTCCGGCCGGAAACTCATGAGCAACGAATACGAAAAAGTCCCCGCCTACCTCTTCAGCCTTTGAGGAGCGGGGACAACTGGAAATGGGGGTGTTGCACGTATGGTGCAATCATCCCTTAGCTTAAGAAAAGATAGAAAAGTGAACAAGATTGAATACGGATTAACTGTCCTAAAAATTATACACTAAATATAGTATAATCAAATCAGGAAAAGGGCAGCAGTGGTAATTAAACAAAAGGGGAAGTAAGAAGATTTAAATGATAGAGAATAGGTATAGAAGCAAGACTGGGCTGCGTTTGAATTATTTCTGTATGTTTGGCTGATTCAAGAATAGCAGGAGGCTGTATGGATGTTGAAAAATACTATCAACAGATAGTTGATACTTTTTCCTGTTTTTTGAGGATGGATAAGAAACAGGCTTTTTATGCTGTTCAACAGGAGGCAAATGCCCATAATGCAGTTGCATTATACATTATGGGGCTGTATTTCGAAGGCGGATATGGTATTGTATCCATTGATAAAGCATGTGCAGAAAATTATTATCAAAGGGCAGCACAAAGAGGTGATGTCATTGCTTCATTACGGATGATGGAAAAGCAGTCCAAAGTAGACCCTTTTGTATTCAAAAAAGCTCAAATTTTAGCGTCTAAAGGAGCTTGTCATGCACAAGACTACTTAGGATGGTGTTATTCCAAAGGAATTTCTGTTGCCCAATCAGACCTTCAAGCAATCAAATGGTTTAGGCGGGGATCCGCCCAGGGATATGCCGCTGCCCAGAATCATTTGGGGGAAATGTATATCCGATGTATGGGGAACTACTTTTTAGATGATGATTCTTTAGAAGAGAGAATGGGAAAGGCGAAATGGAGAAATAAGGCACTCCTGCAATACTATCAGGCTGCCGCCCAAGAGTATGCACCAGCACAGCACAATATCGGCTGGGAACTCCTTTGGGGAAATGACCCCTTTCATTTGGAAAACACGGATCCTGCGGCGTGGTTCCAGAAAGCAGCCGAACAGGGAATGGTTGAAGCCCAGGAATTCCTAGGCATCTGGTTTTCTGACGAGGAAAATGACTTCCCGTTTGAGCAAGCGATGGAGTGGTTGGAAACAGCCGCCCTTCGCGGAGCGGCACTGGCTCAATATGCTTTGGGGGAACGGTATGAAGAGGGAGACGGATTTCCCCAATCCTATGCGTCGGCAGCCTATTGGTTCCAGCAGGCGGCATCCCAAGGAGAAGAATGTGCACAATACCGGCTGGGAATCCTCTATGATAAAGGACGGGGAGTCCCTCAGTCTGATGAAAAAGCGCTCTACTGGCTGCATAAAGCGGAGGCACTGGGATCTAGAGAGGCACACGATTATCTCATGATAAAATTACAAGAGCAATGTAATTTTTCAAAAAAATAG